GCCGCCGTCGACGCGGCAGGCGTGAAGGGTAAGTTGTTTGAGACGGGGTGAACTTTGTCGGCGCGATGCACCCATGAGATGAACCCCTCTAATCCGTAGACCTCGACGAGATGCACGCCGTCGCGCCGGTCGTAGAGCCACGCCAGGGCGCCGGGCCGGCAGCCCCCACCGTGGACGATCACAATCGTCGGCAAGTTGGACTGCTGAATGTTCGCGACCAGATACGGGAACTTTTCATCGGCCGATCCGCTCACGTCCTGCCACTTCGACTCAATGACCAATCCCCTGGGAAACTCACGGAGATTGCCGACGAGGAAATCAACCCGCAGTTCCGTGTCGTAGATCGTCCTTCCGACCACGACCTGTCGCTTGAACGCGATCCCAACAGACACCAGTAGCGAGGCGATGAAGTCTTCCGCGATGCGCCCCGACCGATTGGCCTTCATGCGACCTCAGGCATCGCGTCCCTCACGACCTCCACTGGATGTCGCCGGCGGCTACGGACTCGGGGCCTGGCGCCGGTTTGGCCGCGCCGATCGCTTTCAGTCGCGCGTCGTACGCGGCCCGTAGCGTCTCGAGTTCGTCGGCCGGCATCGTCCCCTTGGCGGCGTTGAGTTGCTTGCCGACGGCCTGCAGCGCGGTTTTCGTACTGGCCTCGTTGATGCGCGCGGTCCAGTTGATGGGCGCCGCGGCCCCACCCTTTGCCCAGGCGGCGAGGCGCGCCCCCGAGGCCTCCGTGATCGGTTCGTCGAGCGGGAACAGCGCGCGATGCTGCTGCTGCAGCTTGATCGGTTGCGGCACGCCAGGTCGATCAGCCATCAAGAGAAAGCTCGCCGTGAGCTCGTACGGTAGGTTCTTTTCGCAGATCGGAATCCACCCGTGGAGCCCGGTCAGCGATTGCTTCTCGCGGATCTCCATCTTGCCGTCGGCGCCGCGGACCATCTCGATCTTGGGCTCGGCGCGGAAGCAGAGGATCAAGTGCGCGCGCACCTGGAGCAGCCGCTGCACCATCTGTTTGTGCGCGACCTTCGGCTTGATCCACGCGGCCATCTTGCAGCTCTCGCGCTTCTTGTAATCGTCGCCGGCCATGCGCTGGAGCTCGTCCTCTTGCCAGTCGAGGATCCCGCCTTCGCCGGCCCACTCGTGACTGCCCGAGTCGACGATGATGACGGGATAGCCCGCCTTGTCCGCGGCATCGATCGCGCCGCTGTAGGCGTCGGGCCGAAAGGGCGGTTTCAGATCGCCGTGGTCGAAGCGGAACGCGTCGGCGTAGTGCTTCGCGCGGCCGGCCTCGGTGTCGATGACCGCGAATGGTTTGTCGCCGGCGATGCCTTTCGCCAGGCGGAACGCCGAGTACGTCTTGCCGCTCCCGGTCCCGCCGGACAGGCCGACGAGGAGGCCGACGTCTTCGCGCGCGGCGGGGCGGAAGGTGAACGCCATACTAGGCGACCATCACGAGGTGATAGAACCGCTCGACTCTTGCGGCCGTCCGCGCGAGGACGTAGCGCCCCTTGAACTGCAACGCGGGCGTTCGGGCTTTTGAGCCCAGCCGCCGCGCGAGTTCTGTTTTGGTGAAGCCCTCCGACAGAAGGCGGTTGAGACGTCGCCATGTCGGCCCCGCGTTGACGAGAGCGCAATCAGCGACGGCGTCCCGGTCGATCGCGAGGATCCGACGCGCGGCCTGCGCCCGGAGTTGAGGTTTGTCGTGAAACAAGATGTCGGCGAGGACGGTCTTCCCAACGTCTGCCGCGATCGCCACGCTCTTGTAGCCGACACCTTGCCGCGACAGCTTCCTTAGATGCACGCGGACGGCGGCCGACGACACGAGCCCGTTCCAGACGGCCGCGAGCCGTGCGCGGCAGCGCAAACAGACGTCGCCGCTCGAATCCTTCCGCAAGTGCGAACCGTATCGACACGGCGCACCGTTGACGCCCTGACAGGCTCGCCCATAGACGCGAACGCGCTTCGTGCCGTCAGGCGCCGTCCACACTTGCGGCTGACCCGCTTTGCGAGCCGGAAGCGTCGGAGCTTTGCGGCCAGGCAGTACGGCATCGAGTGACAGCCGCCACCTCACCCAATCGCGCCGTGATCGTTCGGCTTCGCCCGCGAGCTCGCGGGCAGTGTCCTTCGCGAGTCGATCGCGCGCGACGACATAGCCGGAATTCGCGGCACGACATTTCGGACACCGGCAACGCGCGGCAACGTACTTCGTCCGCGTGCCGCACGGCATGGCTTGGAAATCCGGCAAGTCAGAAGGTCTCACCGGCACTCCTTCTCGAGCCACCAGGCCTCGTGCGCCATCGGCAGCGACGCGAAGCACGTCCGCCGCGGATAGCCCACCCAGTCCCCGCTCGTCCGGCTCGCGCGCCACACCTCGAGCGCGTAGAGGCACTTCTTTTCGGCGAGCATCATCGCGTCGGGCCCGAGCCCGATCACCGAGAGCGCATACGGCGGATAGGTTTCCTGGACGGCGAACCGGAAGAGGGCGTCATCGAGCCCGGTCAGCTGCCGCAAGCCGCGCAGGTACCACGCCGCCTGCAGATCGAAGCCGGCCTGAAACATCGTGCGCGTCCAGGTCTCCGGGTTCGCCGTGGCGCTCGTCGTCTTGTAATCGTCGATGGCGCCAGGCCGCAGCCAATCGAGGCGCGCGCGGCACCAGACGTCGGCGGTCGGATCGCCGGTGAGCTGCTCGATCCAGACGAGCGTTTGTTCTGGCTTGCCGATCGTGAACATCGCGGCGCCGCCATCCCGGTGCCGATCAAGTTGCGCGCGGGCGGCGGCGACCATCGCTTGCACGTCGGTCCAGCGGGCCGCGAGGAGCGGCGTCTGGCCTGCTGCGCGGGCGGCGTCGCGCGCCGCCTTCGCGGCATTCGTCCGCCAGTCCTTCGCGTCGATGACGGCGATGTTCTGGTCGCCCTCGAGGAGGAGCGCGTGCGCGGCGGTGCCGATGTCGAAGTGTTCGGCGTCCTCGTCGACGGCGGCGGGGTTCAGTCGGACGTGCGCGTGCTGGGCATGCGCGGCGGACTCGAGGCAGAGCATCTTGGCGATCGACGACGAGAGGGACGGCTCAGGACAGCAGTCGGCGTGGTAGCGCCAGGCCGGGATGTCGTAGATCCCCGGGGCGGTGATCGGCGTCGGCGCCTGGTCGACGTCGTGCGCGGGGGCGACCGTGGTCTCTGGGTTCATGGGCTCCAATCCCTAATCCCTAATCGCAGTACTCGCGGCTGTAGTCGCGCCAGGGCAACCAGCCGCGCGGCGTGAAGAACCCCCAGTGCCGGCGCACGCGGAAGCGGATGACGAGCGTCCACGTCGGGCGCACGAGCTCGAGGCGGTGCGCCCATTCCGCCGGCCGATAGAGCACCGAGAAGCGCGGCCGCCACGACCGGCGCAGGACTTCGCGGCCGACGACGCGCAGCTCGCCGGTGTAGGCCGACTCGCGCTCTTGCGTCCATTCCCAGTAGCCACTCGAGAGCAGGACCGTCACAAACGACCACGGGTGATCGTGCAGGGCGCGGTCTTCGTCGCTGACGTGCAGGTGATGGAGGTAGACGCCGAAGAGCGGCGTGGCGTTCAGGTGATAGCGCGTCAGCAGCGGGCCGTTGGCGGCGTGGCACGAGGGGATCACGCGCTTGGTGAACCAGCGCGGATGCCCGTTGTCGTCGGGCGGCAGGACGGGCGGCCGCGGCGAGAGCAACGTCGTCATGGCGTCACCGTCACCGGCGTAACTGAATCCAAAAAGAATCGGAAATCGAGGACAGCCGGGGCTAGCCCAGCTATGCCAATGCGCGGATTGTCTAGGAAATTGTCGGAAGAGCTAAGCCGGGGCCACTCGGGGAAACGAGTTCTATCCCACTGAAAATCGTAGTGTCGACGGTTCGATTCCGCCCCTCGCCACCACTTCCAACCACTTAACAACAAAGCATTTACGGTCACTTGAGCGCGGCGGTCGTTCGCTGGCAAATCGCTTACCGGCGTAATTCCGGCGTAATTCCGGCGTAATTGGATCACGACCGGCGCCTCCCCGTGAGCGTCTCTTCCATGTCCCGGCCGCCGAGATGTTGATCGGTGAGTTGGAGGTAGCGCTGCGTCATCTGGAAGTCTGCATGGCCCAGCCAGCGCGAGATCTTCAAGAGATCGATCCCCTGTTCCCACCAGCGCGAGGCGCACTCGCGCCGCAGATCGTGGACGTGCAGATCGATCGCCGCGAAGTCGATCGCCGCCTGCTCCGACGTGCGCCCCGCCCCGTCCGGCTGGATCTTCCCGTGCGCCAGGAGTACGACCGTCTCCCACGCCGAACGCGGGTTGTAGAGGCGCCCCTCGTCGTCCCCGAACACGAACTGATCGGGCTTAAGGAACCGCCGCGCCTCAAGTAACGCCCGCAGCGGGCTGGCCTCCGCGAGCCATACCGTGCGCGGCGCACTCTTCCCGCGCTTGAGCGTCACATCCCAACTTCTGAAATTCACGTCCGTGAGCTCCACACGATCGAGCTCGCTGCCCCGCGCCCCGAGCCAGAGCGTCCCGAGCAGCCGCCGCTTGAGCGCCGTGCCGCTGTGCTTGTGATCGGGGGAATCCAGGACGTCACAGGCCGCGAGCAGGGCCGCCTCTTCGCCCTCCTGTAGCCGGCGGGTACGCTGCACTTCGTCGCCGGCCTTGATCTGGATGCCGTAGCGATGAAACGGCGTCCGCGTCAATCGAGGCGGCTGCTGGAACCGGCACCAGTTGATGAAATGCCGCAGCCGCTGCATCAGGCGATTGACCGCCGCCGGCCCGCGCCCGTCCTCGAGCGGCTCTTGCGGCTCGCCGGTCTTGAAGTCCGGCGGCCGCCAGCCCTCGCGCAGCGCCGACATGAACGCCAGCCCCGTGCCTTCGCGCTCGAGCTCCGCGAGCGGCTTGGCGCCGAAGAAGGCGGACAGATGCCGGATCTCACTGACTGCGGTCGCCTGGACGCGCAACTTCGGCACTTCCACCGCGGCGTAATCCTCGAGCGTGCCGGCGATGCTCGAGGCGTCGGCCGGCGCCGCACTCGGCGGCCTGGTCGGATCGAGGCCCTGTTTCCAGTCCATGATGATCCGTGCCTCCCACTGCAACGCCTCGCGCCGCGTGACGATGTGCGGCACGGTCGCGCCCCGGTGCGTGGCGTAGTCATCGATGCTGACCGGCGACCGCCGCACCCGGTCGATCATGACTTCGCTGATCCACGAGTGATCGCACCGATGATCGCCATAGGGACAGCCGCCCCACGACGCCTGCCCGCATTTCTTCCGAATGCTCATCGTCCCTTCCCATCCCGCGCCGCAGTCTGGCCGCCGGCCTCGAGCCACGCGAGCAGGTCGTTCCGCTTGATGCGAAGACTGCGTGCGCCGAGCCCGAACCGCTGAATCGGGAGATGGCCGTGCACGTACGCCCGCCGGATGGTGTGCTCGCTCACCGCGGCCTCGGCCGCCGCCTGGGCCACCGTCAGCCGGGCCGCACCGAACGCCGCCGCGGCCGCGTCCACGAGATGATCGCGTTGGTCGGTGAATGCGACGACCTTACGGCTGGCCGGACGTGTCATAGCGCATTCTCTTCTTTCTTGCGTCGGCCCACGCCATCGTGATGCTTCGCAGTGCGCTCGATCGCTTTCGCGACCGCGGCCGGCGTCGCGTTTAGCGCGGCGGCGAGGGCAGAAATGGTTGACCAACGCGGGTCCCGGACCTTGCCGAGTTCGAGTTGGCTAATCGTCGTCTGTTCGACATCGCTCAGCAGCGCGAGCCGATACTGCGACAGTCGGGCACGTTCCCGGAGCTGACGGAAATTCATTTCCAGATAATCTAGGAAATTATTCTGGCCCCGTCAAGGATTTAATCTCTATGTTAGGATTTGTTTCCCGCCAACACAGACACGAGGAGCCGAGTGCGTACGCTTCCAGAAGAAACTTTCTAC